AGAGCAGTACCACAGTAAAGCAGGTGGGTGCGATGGAACAGCTAAGAGTCTGGAAGAAGTATCAAGACCACTGGTGCGAACATAAGCCAAGTATCACTGTTTATTATACAGATAGTGAGTTCCTGCAAATAGCACAGTGGATATGGGATAACTTTGATTCGGTCAGTGGTATTAGTTTGTTGCCAGTTAGTGACCATGTGTATCAGCAAGCCCCGTATGAGGACATAACCGCTGAGAAGTATGAGGAGTTACTAGCGGCTATGCCAGTTGATATTAAATGGGAAGACCTAGAACACTTTGAGAAGGAGGACAACACTACAGGTTCTCAGGAACTAGCGTGTGTCGGAGGAGCGTGTGAAATAGCATAGGTAAAACTTAGGGGGCGCAATGCCCCCTTTTGTTTACTGTGGTCTAGCTATTAATGGAGGTACGTTTGATTCTTCCTCCACTGCTTGCGTCTCTATGTTTTTCAATAAATCTGCAATGTAAACCCTGTCTGCTCTAAGCTGTTGTATCATTTCTCTGTTTTTAGATGTCTTTATAGCTTGGTCCATACCTTGTAATAACTGACCAAACAGTTTTTTAGTTTTAGGCGGTAACGTACTAGCCATTGCCGCCCTACCCGCAGTATAGCTGACTAAGCCTCCCGCTACAAAAGGTATTAACTCAGGAAACGTGTATCCTGCTCCACCTAACAGAGCAACATTAGCTAACCATATACCTCTTTGCTCGTTGTAAGGCAGAATCGTAGCTACCTTTTGAACACTCCTGCCAATAACATTAGCGGCTTCATCAGCGGCTTTTGGACCTATGTTATCTAAAGCATTATACAATAAAGATTGCTCTCTCAGTGATTTTTTAACTTTAGCACTAGGAACTTGCTCGTCTATAACACTATTGAGTGTTCTTCGTATAGTTCTAAAAGGAACATTAAGAGCGTTTTCGTCTACCGCATTAAAAACACTGCCTTTGTTTGACATTATAAACTTATCTAAATCTTGTCTGGCTCTTAACACGTTTGCAGGTGTTAGTGGTTTATCTTTTAAAAGCTGAATAGTCTTATCTAACAACGCTTGCGCTGTGTCTTGTAGAGGTTTCTGACCTCTTATCAGCGGATTGGTCTCTATAAGTTCAGCCATGTCCTTATTGAGTCTACTAGCAACTCCGTCAAACTCTAATCTACCCGTAGCTCCTGTTGCTTTCATTCTTCCTGTTTCAAAACGCTCTAAATCATCTACGAGTTTGTCAGCCTTATTATATAAATCGTCTTTAATAAATAAGTAATTATTAGTTATTGTCTTATTATTATCAACCTTAGGTATCTTTTGTATAATCTCAGACATCTCTATTTCATCAGCCGTTTGCGCTACTTTTGCTGTCTGTAGTATAGGAGATACTGTAGTTCTTTTTAACTGTTCTTGCGCTACTTCTTTTGTCATGGGTGGTTTTATTAAGTCATTGACAAAATCTTTCTTTTTAACAGCTATTTTTTTATCAGAGGCATGAACTATTTTAGTCCCTGTTTTACCTATAGCATTGGAAATAGGCGATGCGTTAGGAACTGGAGCAAACAGAATACCGAAGTTTATAGCTGTCTCTATTGCTTTAAAACTTTCAGGGTTTTTTGTCTTTAACTCCTTGTATTTTTCACTACCCCCTTGCATAGCCTCAACAGCTAATTTACCTAAATCTGTATTTAAAACAGCGTTAGTTGCGTTTCTAAGAGTATTAGCTACAGGCTCACCAATAGAATCGGGGATAAGTAAACTAGCAACATCTATACCTGTCTCAATACCTGTACTTAAAATATCTATAGGAACACCCACAGCTAATGAAGATGTTGTCAAAGTACCTGCTGTCTGTTGTGGTATAGTCCCTTTCCTTACAGCTTCTTGGGTTTCTTTTGCAGAGTCAACTCTTTTTTGAAACTTATCCATGAAACTTTCAACAGCTTGCGGCATTAAATCAGGAATTGAAGCAACCTGTGCAGTCCAAGATAAAGCCTCTTCTTGTTCTTCATCTAATGGTGTTTTTACTTGTGGTTTATAGTTTTTAATATAAACAGCTAGTTTTTCAGCTTCAGCCTTTCGCTGTTGTCTCACATCTTCAGGTAAATCAACCTGCTGAGACAGAGCATACGCCTTTCTTAAAGCATCGTGCGCCCTATTTAATGTTGGGTCTAATTCTGCCATTACAGTGTCCTCTACTGTGGTCCTGATGGTGTTAATTCATCTAAAATGCTTTGAATATCATCAGGTACTTCTGATTCTTGCGGTTGGTCGTAAGCCCAAGAAAACTCAGGAACTTCTACACTTAACGCGGCTTGGTTGCTAGGAGTTAGTTTTGCTACTGTTTTATTATGCTCTTCAATTTGTCTTCTAACGGCTCTAGCTTGTAGTTTTATTAATTTCTTCATTGACTTGGCATCTAAAGTAAGCGTACCTGCTACGATTTTCTGAGCAAACTCCCTATCCGCATCAGAAAGACCAGTACCTGCACCAAACTCTTTAATTACTCTCGCAACCAAATTACCCGCATTGGCTACGTAGGTTTCAGTGTTTTCTATTAACTGGTCTGTATCTGAATCGTCACCGCCAATCAAACCCACAGCTTTTAAAACCCTTGCCGCCCCTAGTTTAAAATCAGCGGTTGCTCCTGAGATAACACCTATCTTACTAGATACAATATCCCACTGGTCGTCAATAACTTGTGAACCTATCTGCGCTTTATTAGCCTCTTTATAGGACTCCATAACAGCACTAGCCTTAAGTTTACCTAATTCTTTGTTTAAAGCGGTTTCTTCTTCACTGTTAAGATTTACAGCTACTTTAGTGCCACCCGCTTTCAACACAGTTCCTTTAGGAACATCACTACCGTCTATAGTTACTAATTTATCGTCTTGACCCTTCTGACTTTGAACAGCAACAATTATATCGTTACCGTTACCGTCAGTAGCTGAATAAAGTTTACTTAGTTTTTTATCATCTGAGGGTTGAGTTAAGGTCTTTATTAAAGATGGAAAGTCGTTATCAAACGCACCTGCTTCAACTAAAGGTTTTATATCAGCGTATTGAGAGTCGTCTCCCATGCGATTAACTATAGATGTTCGTATATTAGCCGTACGAGTAGCTTTTGCACCCGCCTCTGCTTTTGCTTCCGCTTTTTGCTCGTTTATTGCTACTTGGTTTGCTAGTTGTGCCGCTAAAGCGTTTTGACCTGAAGCCTGTAAAATCCTTACTAACTTCTTTTGCTCATCAATGGTTTTTGTGTCAAAGCCTTGAACGTCCTGACTTATCTTCTGTTGTATTTGTTGTTGAGGAGTAGCCCCACCGCTCATCAAACCACGTAATCCACCGCCCATACGTTGTGCCGCTTGTGCGCCCATTTGTAATCTTTGTTGGTCAGGAGTCAATGTAGCCAAAGGGTCAACACCCCGACTAGAAATGCCTGTAAGTAATCCTGCAATATCTCTGTTAGCCATTATTGTTGTCCTCCCTTAGCATCTAAAGCGTCTTGTAGTATTTTACCAATATCTACGTCTTCTTCTTCTTCGTTACTGTTGAACAAACCACCAAATAAACCACCTAAAGTGTCTAACAAAGAACTACCACCACTAGTATCTACGTCATAAAGCTGACCTAAGATTTGCTCTTGCATTGTAGGTTGTCTACCAAACAAAGAATCAGATAATGACTGCATTTGTTGTAACTGTAAACGGTTAGCTAAGTCTTCACCACCTATCAAGGCTTCAACACCTGACTGACCTAACTGACCAAACAGTTGTGCGCCAGTACGTCTACCAATGTCAGCTAGTCCTGCTACGTTTGTACCCGCACCTAACGCACTCAGGGCTTGCTGTTGTGGCATATAACCTAGACCCATCAAACCACTAGCTGAAGACAACGCTTGCGCTTGTTCTGCCATAGATTGTGTCCTAGCACCTAAGTTTGCTCTAGCCATAGCCTCTTGTCTAGCAGTCTCTTGTGCTAACAACTCTGGTGAAGAACCACCGTATGCCGCTGACTGTAAACCCATACGCCCTTGAGACAACATACGCTCTTCTAAGGCTAAACGCTGACGTTCTTCCTCAGGGCGTTGTACGGCTCTCATTTGCTCATACAGGTCAGCTTGTGCTGTACTAGGGTCTACCCCTACCTGACCAAACAAACCTTGTGCCTGACCCATTAGTTGCGTCTGTAGAGCCTGTTGCTCAGGAGACAAGCCAATGTCTATACCACCAGTAGGTGTCGTAGTTGTTTGTCCTAAGCCCGTAGTAACAGTAAAGGGTTGGAACGTAGCTTTACCTGCGGCATCTTCAGCAAGAGTCATAGATTCTGTGTAACCACGCTGTCCTATGTCTCTAGCACCTTGAATGCCTTCTTGCCCCATGTAGTATCCTGCACCTGCTTGTAGGAAATCTTCAAACGCACCCATTAGAACGTACCTCCGTCAATAGTGAAAGTACCCGCTAAAGTACCTGCTAGTGTTGTTGTGCCTGAAATTGTAAAGTTATCTGCTGTTGCTGTACCTGTAAAAGCAGGACTAATTAAGTTTGCTTTAGTAGCTACTGCTGTTTGAATAGCATTGAACTCGGTGTCAAACTCAGAACCATCAAGTTTTTTACCCGCAGTACCAGAAACTAAACTATTTTTAGCACCGAAGTTAGTTTGTTTAATATAATCTGACATTTATTTTGTTCTCCCTAGTAAAACTGATATGTCAATACTTTGTACTGCATACGGTTTGCCTTGTATTATTGCGCTAATGCCTACTTGTAAAACCTTACCGCTACCTGACGCATTAACGGACGGTGTTTGTATATAAACCCCTGTTGTGTATTCCGATGCAACAAAGTCAGTGTCTAATCCTGTTGCCTCAATCCAAGCAGAGCCGTTTGAATAAAACAGTTTATTGCTTGTTAAATTATAGTACATAGAATTTACTACACTAGCACTAGGTGCTGATGTAAACTCTCCTAAGTACGGTGTTGTAGAAGCACCGTTTATTGCTTTATTATCTATAGCGAAAGGAACAGTTCTTGTCGTGGAACTGTCACCACATTCTGAAATATCGTACTCTGCCGCATTTACTTCCGTTGCGTCTGGTAAATAAGCAACATTTTTAACTGTGTTGGTGTCATAATCCCAGTACCATATAAGTGCTGACTGTTCACCTGCGTTACCTACAATAGTAGATTCAAATTTTTTAAGAAACTTTAAGTTAGAAGAAATACCAAAGTCCATAGCGGTGCTTTCATACTTAAATATACAATAAGAATAAGAAGAACCCTGCAACTGAGTCACATCAAAGTATCCTGCATATTGATATATTCCCGCATCACCGCCTATCCTAGATAGTCCAAAATATAAACTATCGTCAGACAAAACAACAAAACTATCGGGAGTAATAGTTACCCAAGTAGTTACTTTAGCTGAACCGTCTGGTAATAAACTTCTTAAGTCAAAACAATATAAAATATTATCTTCAGGAAATGACAGTAAATAAAAAGCATCCTGAGGGCTGTATACGCTTTTAAGATTACCTCTATGATTTTTAACAGCGTTCATTAAGTCTGTACGTACATTCTTACTAATGTTTCCTATAGGGCTTGACTTTTCTTGTATTGTCCTACCTAAGCCACGTACACCTTCGTTGGACAAGAATAGCACATCAGTACCTATGTTTTGTACAGAGTCTCTTTCAATACAGCCGATACCTTCAATAACATCACTTAATACCATAGTGGCAGGGCTTTCTGCACCAGAGTATATAATAATAGAGTTACGACAGAATATAACTAAGAAGCCGTTGTGTGCGGACAACGCTACTATCTCATCGTATCCATTGGGAAATACATTAGTTAAATCTAGTGAACCTGAAGCACCACCGTTCCAATGACCACCAATTAGCGTGTCGGACCAATATAGTGTACGCTTGTTACCCGCTACATCAGCCGCCCATAGTTTACCGTATGCCGCTATAACTTCATTTGCTTGTGGCGGTGTACCATTAGAGTGCTGACTACCGTTTAGTTCTTCAACAGTAATAGCACCGCCTGAACCAACAGTCATAATCAACGGTTCGTGATTGCGTTGGAACATATAACACTTATTTGCTAAACTAGCTATCTTCCAGTTATCATCCGTAATGGTTGTACCTACAGGTGTTTGGTCAACTAAAGTAGATGTACCTGTAACTATTTTATTGTTACCTGTAGATACTAAAGTTTTTATACCGTCATAGTTTATAAACTCAAACAAAGACTTAACAGGTTTGTTATCATAAACAGCATAGTTAGTTGTTGATATAGGCGTAGAACCTTTACGTGCCGCTACTCTCCCGTGTTTGTCAATTATTGCGTTTTCTGCAACTTCAGCAAAAGACGGGTCAATAGTAACGGGAGAGTCTTCGGTATTTAAACCAGAAAACCCTGCCGCCTTAATTGATATTGTCTGTATTTTTTGAGCCATTAGCAAGCCGTCCATACAGTTTCAGAAGGGAATCGTGCCGCGTCCATAGCTATAGCATCAGCTAATGTAGCGTCAGCAATAGCAAACAGTTCTTGTGCTGATGTACCACCTGTCTCACCACGTTCACGAGAAGCTAAAGCAACAGCATATTGAATCACTGGTGCTGAAGGTACGTCAAGAACTGTAGCATCAGCAGTAAATGGTGCTGTTCTATCCACCATGTTAAAACGTAATGTATACACACCGTCAGGAATAGGAAATACATCTACAGTTAAATAACCGTCAGCATTAAAACCATTCCAAGCGTAGTAGTTAGGGGCGCCTTTAGGTGGTTCAGAGTTTAAGAAAACACTGTTCATATACGAAGAAGTAGCTTGTCGCATAAAGAAGTTAGACGTATCGTTAATTACATCTAGCGTCTTACTAGCTGTACCTGTACCATTTATATTATAACTAAATGTATTAGCTACTGTGTTGACAGTAAACGTATTACGTAACGAAGACCAGTCCCACGAATCCTCTACAATACGTTTAGCATCATTAACAAAGTCACCTATAAGTTTAGTGTATCCACTAGCAGTAGAACCAACAGCAGTAGTTACTTCATCTTCTCTTAGTCTTCTTAGTACACTATTTACTAGTTGTAAGTAAGTCATTATCCATACCTTCTTGTGTTTGTTGGACTAAGCATTTCTTGTGTAGACTTAATCTCTGTGTCAAATTTAAATAACTCTTTGTCAAATAGTCCTTCTACCTGTGAAGGTTTTCTAGCCCCCGACATCATGCCTCCTGTACCGCCTATACCGCTTATTACGCCCTCTAGTAAATCTCCTAAAGGACTATCTACAGCATCTACAATCTCGTCCACTGCGTCTACTATAGGCTCTCCTACGGTTTCTACAGCTTCCTTTAAAGGAGTCGATAAGTCTTCTATCGGAGCAGTAACAGCTTCTACACCTTCTTTAACAGGCTGTAATAGTACATCGTCTAGTGTCCTACCTAACTCTCTAATGTCTCCTATAACACCTGTTTCAGGTAACTCAAACTCAGGCAAGTCTACACCTACAGCTTCTAAGGCTTCACCACCAAACTCTTTTAACAGGGCTTCTTTACCGCTACCACCCTCTAGCATTGTTTCTTGAACATTACCTAAACCTTCAGTAAATGTTTCAGCATCTAAACCAAACAAGTCAGCGTCAACACCTAAGTTAGCTAAAGTATCTTCAAGAAAGTCTCCACCAACAGCCCCTGTTAGTTCTCCTACAGCATAGGACTTAACTATGTCTCCTAAGTCACCGCCTGAAGCTAACGTATTTGCCGCACTTAACCACGGATTTCCTGTCATAATTGATAGAAAAGCTAAAGGTTTAGCAAAACCTTCGGGGTCTGGTCTAACAAATACTTGACTGTATGTTCCTAATTCTGAATCAGGAGTAGAACGATAATCTTGACCTCTTTTTAGTGACGAACCCCAGTCAATGTGCGCCCCAGTACCTGTGTTTAAATAAAAACCTTCACCTCGGAAGGAATCAGGTCTATCAAAACCTTCCATGTCTCCATACTTTTGAACTATTGGAATACCTGCTTCATCTAAATAGTTCTGCATTACTTCTGATTGTGCTTCTACAGCCTGACGTAATGGTTTGTCTTCGTCTATCCAGTATTGTTTTTTTGTTGGCATTGTCCCTCCCTTACCCATAGGAGTGTTAATCAACAAATCATACGTTTCTTCACTGGTAAAATCTAAAGGACCTTTTTCAATGTACGAGTTTATTTCCTGTAATTCTTCGTAGCCTTCAGGTAATATTCTTACTTTTGTTTGAGGACGACCCATAACACCCTCTGTTCTATACTGAGGGTTTTCTGCTAAATCATAGTCTTCTTCAGTCCACTCACTTGTAATAGCATCCGCTTCGTCTTGCAAAAACTGTAAGTACGTTTGGTCAGCAAGTGCTTTAGCTTCTGCAAAAGTTTTAGGTTGCGACATTATCTATCCCTCTGTACTTTCTTAGTTTTCTCTACAGTTCTCATTGCGCCTAAACCAAGCATACCCATCAGTACTGGCATCATAGTAGCCATATCTAAAACAGGGATTTCAATGGTAGAATCGGCAAGAGCAAGCGCAAAATTTGCCATCGGGATAAGAATGTACTGACTCGCAAGTCCAATACAACAAGTCCAACCAACAGCAGGTCTCCAACCCGACACAAACAGGCTTCTGTGTGCCGCTTCTGTCTTATTAACTTCAAGTTGCGCTTTCGCAAGTTCCTGCGCGTGTTTTTCAGCCATTGTCGAAAGTTCAAAGGCGATAGCATTCTTCTTGTCTTTATCCTCTATGAATTTGTCAAGTAAACCTGAAACAGGTCCGATTAGTTGTTGTATCATAAATGCCTCACTTAAGGGGATTAGACAAGTAATCCATACCTTGCCATAAATCCTCTACCTCTTTAGTCAATGTCTTTATCTTACCATCAACATCGCCAATGTTTTCTATTATAATCTCAGCCTTAGCTACTGTACCTTTCATAGCCTCTATCTCATTAGCTAGCTTAGAAACGTCTGTATTGAGTTCTAACAGCTTTTCTTGCTGACTTAGTAGGGTATCTAACCTTGTGCCTAAAGTCCCTAGATTCTCACGTAAGGGGCTTATATCGGGTATCTTCTTAGACTCTAATGCTTCTAGTCTTGAGTACAAACTAGATGCAGTCCAGACAGTCCCACCAATGCTAGTACCTATGGTCATCACAATGGCAATCCACACACCTTTGAATGACGTACCATTAATGTTTAGTTCTGACTTCTCTAGGCTCATAGTTCTACGCAGTTAGTTTCATACATAAAGCAATCATAACTCTGAGCCGTAGGACCAGTCAAATAGTAATCTGATTCGCTACCTAAGGCTAGTACTTCAGCTTCAGTCGCATACAAGTCTAAACCGAAGTTCTGACCGTTAAGATAAACTGCTGTAAGGTTTCTAGTAGTGTTATAACCCATAGCTACCCATTGTGCATTAGCATCATAAAAGATGTTAGTCTGCTCTGCTGTAGTGTTAGCGTTCTCTATGCCTTGCTCTAGGAACTCTACAGCTTCTTTGTTACCCGCTACCGCTAGGAATGCACTAGCGTTATTAGCGTGTGTCT